ATGCCGGAGCAACAGGACATGTCAAACTAGCATTTGGAGCCAAATTGAGAACGCCGATACTGCAGAAGGTGGTATTGGGTAGTAAGAAAACTCCTTACGAAGCTGAGGCTGAAGGAAGGTCAGCAAATAACGCAATTACCCAATCCTGGGGCGTACTGACCAACCGTGCAGTAATAGAGTTTGAACAAAGGCTGGCAAAGAAGCCGGCATACATTCCGTATATTCTTATCTGTAATGTAATACACGATGCTATCTATATTTTGATTAAGAAAGATCCAATTATCATTAAATGGGTCAACGATAATCTGATAGAATGTATGGAATGGAATGATCACCCAGCAATTAAAAATAAAGACGTTCCAATGAAGGCAGAATTAGAGATTGGACTAAATTTAGCCAATCAAGTAATAGTTCCTAACTCTGCCTCAAAAATAAATATTGAGGATATTTTAAATGGAAAAATTTTCGCTTGAGGAAAGTGAGCAAACGCTTGTCCAGGACTATAAAGACCTACAAGCACTCAATCCTCATGCAGCTGAGTTGATCGATGCAAAAGATCTGACTCATACAAGCGAAAGGCAGGAGCACAATTACCAGCGTCAATTACCTAACATCCTCGAAGTCTGCTGGTTTCTAAATCATCCTCTGTTCGAAGGCTTATCCAGGCTAATAAAAAGGAACTTAAGTTTCTGGTCACAAAGTAGAACTGCAGTCTGGATCCCCACAGCACAAATAACGAAGCCAGCGCTATTTGTAGCAACAATCAATAAAGTTAACACCACCCACACATTATATTTCGTAGAAAAAGCTACTGATGCTGCTTCAGCAGGTTATGCAGTATGGTTACCAGCAAATAATTACATTAAACGTGACTACGGACCAACACCTGATGATATAGATGCGGCAGTAAGTAAAAGCCAGTTTCCTCGGGACTTCTTCATCCATTCCAGTTACTGGAAGGAATTCAACAAGTATACCAAGCGTATACAGATAGATAACTTACTCACCGGGAGTGTTTATGCCAGTAATAACAAATAAGGCTCATATATCATTAGCACCCGCTGTATGGCTCCTGGAAGACGACTACGACTATAACGCTGATCCTTACACGATTAGTGCTACAACATTATTAAAGCCCATACGGCCTATAATTTTGACTGCTCAGGCTATGTTAGGCGCTGGTGCTACCGAACATGAGGTAGATCTGGTCGATATGATAGCTGCTCGTATGGGGCAGGCACTGCATGATTCCCTTGAGCACGCCTGGAAAAAGCCAAAGCATTTGGAAAAAGCATTAGCTCTTCTGAAAATTCCGAAGAATGTACGAGCTAATATCATGATCAATCCAACCCAGAGTGATCTCGAGCAGCGTACCCATGTGATCGCAATCTATATTGAAAATCGTAGCTCCCGCCAATTAGGCAAATGGACTGTTACCGGCAAGTACGATCTCATCATGGATGGGCAGGTAGAAGATTATAAAAGCACGTCAGTATGGGGATACATATTTGATTCAAATACTGATGAATATGCTATGCAGGGATCTATATATCGCTGGCTTAACCAGGATAAGATCACCAAGGAAAAGATCTCAATTCACTATATATTTACTGACTGGTCAAAGGTTAAAGCCAAACAGGATCCAAAGTATCCTCAGACCAGACTCCTGACTAAGGAAATACCATTGAAGAATATTCATTGGGTGGAGCAGTGGATGAAGGAGAAGTTGAACAAGATAGAAGCCTTGATTGATGCTGATCAAGCGGATTTGCCCCTTTGTACGCCAGAGGAACTGTGGCAAAAGGAAGCAAAATGGAAATATTATAAAAATCCGGCTAATAAGGATCGATCAACCAAAAACTTTGATAATGAAAGAGATGCTCAAGCGCTCTATATGGATCACGGTAGTGTAGGAAGAATTGATTACATCCCGGGTGAAGTAGTTCGCTGTAAATATTGCAGCGTCATAGAAAAATGCGAACAGGCTGCTGGATATATAAATTCTGGTTTAATTAAATTCGATTGAGAAAAATAAAATGGCTTATTTCCCTGTATCTGAGGATATTGTTGATATCCTTGTCAAAAAAACCCAGTCAGACGACAAGCACTTCTTCCGTATTCTCGTAGCATATTACATGAGTAAAGTAGCGTCGATGATGCGTTGTAATATCAAGACTCATGAGCGG